CACCTTCAGCGGCTCCACGGCCTGGAACAACAGTGCCAGGTCACGCTGGGCGATGGTGCGCGACGCTGACACCGTCGTGCTGCGCCATGAAAAGTGCAACCTGGGCCCGCTGCAGGACGAGATGCGCCTGGAGTTCGATCCCGGCAGCAAGACCTTCAAGCGGTTCGGCAGCTCGCCAGGCCTGAAGGCCGCGGCCACGCTGGTGCGAAATGGCCAACGCGCTGCGATTCTCAAGATGCTGGGCCGGGCGTCCGATGCCGGCGCCAACCTTACGCCCAAGGCCACCGCCAACAGCACCAGCAACGCCTACCTGGCCCTGCGGGACGATCCTGACTACCCAGCCGGCCTGGACCGGCGCGGGTTCTTCACGCTGCTGTACGAGCTCATCAACGAGCAGTTGGTGGTGGTCCAGGCCTACGCACGCGCCAACAGGACCACTGGGCAGCGTCTGGCCCTGACTGAGGCTGGCCGCACACGGGTCACGTTGGGGTCTGGTGCTGGGCCGACCTGGGCACAGCGGGAGGATGAGGATGAAGCATAGAGACATCGAAAAAGAGCTCTTGACCTGGCAGGTCAATGACGGCCCCTACATCCACCTGGTCGCACTCAAGCAAGCATTGCCAGGCTTCCGATGGGATCTGTACCTCATTGGGATCACAGCCTCGTGCCGGCCCAAGCAGGCCCGGACACTGCCGCTGCTGGGCCGCACGCGCAGGGGCGCTGTGGTGGTCCTGATGTCGTCCCTGCGTGCCTGGCTCACGCACTACAACCCGAGCGCGCCTGAGCTGGTCGAGCAGATGCTGGAGGACCTGGCCAAGGCCGAGCGCCAGTACTTGGCCCGGCTGAACCTGATACGGGCTGAGGTTAGGGCCAAAAGCGGCGATGCGCCCGGACGCAAACCAACCCCAAAGCCGCCTAAGCCGCCAGCTCAGACGCGTCCAAAGGTGACCAGCACCGAACTGTTCAAGGTGTGGGGATGAGCCCGGAATCGGCGTTTTGGGATGCCGCAAGGGCGGCCTGCACACGCTGCACACGCTATGCACACGCATGCACGTGCAGTCCTGGTGCAGGTGTGTGCAAAAGCCCCCAAAAGGGGCTTTGCACCTGCACACGCACACGCATAGATAGGGTGTGGGGGATGCGTGTGCAGTTATCCACAGGCTGCGGCCGGGAGGTCAGGATGGGCAAAATCTGGGTCGGGGTGAAGGTCGCTGTCGGCGCCGCGGTCATGCTGGGGCTGCTGGCGGTGTGGATGTACGAGAGCCGGCTGGTCGCGTTCGCGTTGGCGTGCGTGGCCGGGTTGGCAGCAGGAGCGATGAATGCAATCGAAGACCATGACGCCTGAGCAGGGGCTGCAGGAGGCGGTCACGCGGGCTGCGCTCGAGGCGGCGATGCCGTTGCCGGAGCTCGAGATCCCTACGTTAGTGCCTCCTCACAAAGAGGGGGAGAAACCGGCGCAGAACGGGAAAAAGCAGGCGCGGAGCCCGCTGAACGGCGCGCCGGTGCCGCCAGGGCGGCCGGCCGGCGTCCGCAACAAGCTGACGAACCTGCGCGACGCCGTGCTTGAGGCGTTCGACACCGTCGGCGGCGCCGAGTACCTGGTGCGCCTGGCCGAGGGCACGCAAAGCGATCGGGCCGCGTTCACCAGCCTGGTGGCCAAGGTGCTGCCGACGCAGATTAACCAGAACGTCGAGGGCGGCATCAAGCTCGAGCTGAGCTGGCTCGGCGGCCGGTCCATCGGCACGACTACGGCACAAATTCCGGAGGCACGCACGCAAGTGCTTGATCTAGAACAGGATTCCGACGGTGGTTACCGGATTAAAGATCCGGCTGGGTCGCCGGCAGGGGTCGCCGAGGGGGTGCCGCCGGCAGGGGGTGACGGCACGGCGGCGCCTGGCCATGCACAGAGCGGCCCAGGAGACGCGCAGGGCGGGGGCACGTAGGGTGGCCAGGCCACGCATCCGATCGCGTCTCCTGCGGGCTTGGCGGGCCGTGCGTGGGGCCGGGCCGGGCCTGGGGATTCCTGACCCCCACCCCCCCGTCCGGCCGGGGGTAGGGGGGGGTGGCCAGGGCCGGGGCCCCCTCCCAAATTTCTGAAACCCCGCCCCGACTATTGCGAAATCCTCACCGTTGACAAATAATCGCAACGCCCTGAAACAAAAAGGAATTTCAATGACCCACGACCCCCTATGGCCCTTCCCGCAGTACGACGCCCAGGGCCGGCGTCTCGAGCCGGCACCCGCGCCCACCCCGGCGCCGCGGCCGAGCCGCTACCCCGCCGACATGCCGGAGGCGCTGCTGTGAGGGCCGCGCTCATCACCCTGGCGCTGGTGGCCGGCAGCGCGCAGGCGGAGTTCATGGACGGCAACATGCTGCTGCAGCGCCTGGGCGGCACGCATGGCGAGCAGATGATGGCCCTGGGCTACGTGATCGGCGTGTCGGACGCGCTGCATCACGTGGTGCACTGCGCGCCCGTCAACGTGACTTCCGGGCAGATGCGGGACATGGTGACGAACTACCTGAGCAACGTGCCGGCCGAGCGGCACCTGGTCGCGAACGTGCTGGTGGCGCGGGTGCTGCGCAGCACGTGGCCGTGCGCGTCACGCCAACAGGGCGGAGGGACTGGCGTATGAGCGCACTTGATGTGATGCGCCGCGTGCTGACGGCCTACGAGACGCATGACCTGCTGGGCATGGAAGCGCACATGCAGGAGCTGCGTGCGGCGATCGCTGAGCTGGAGTGCCAGCCCCGCATCGAATGCTCCCGCTGCGGCCGCATCCTGGCCGATGTGCCGCCTGCGGGTGACACGTTTGCCGAGCGCTGGCGCAACGTGACGGGCGCGATTAAGGGCCTGCTCTGATGGACTTGCGCGAATACCAACCCCGGGACGTGTTCAAGCCCCTGCACAACCGCGACAAGCGCTGGACGGTGGTGGTGGCCCACCGGCGCGCGGGCAAGACGGTGGCCATGTGCGCGGACCTGGTGCTGGGCGCGCTCGAGACGGCCCTGGCCAAGCCCCAGTTCGCGTACCTGGCACCCCAGCGTGACCAGGCCAAGCGGGTCGCATGGACGTACCTGAAAGACCTCACGCGTCCGATGTGGTCCAAGGCGCCCAACGAGTCCGAACTCAAGCTGTCGCTGCACAACGGGCACGGGGGCGAGAGCACGATCTACGTGGCCGGCGCCGACAACTACGACGCCCTGCGCGGCATGTACTTTGACGGCGTGGTGCTCGATGAGGTCGGCGACATCCGGCCCTCGGCCTGGTACACGGTGCTGCGGCCCGCGCTGTCTGACCGCCGCGGCTGGGCGATCTTCGCCGGCACGCCCCGCGGCAAGAACCTGTTCTGGAACCTGCGCGAGGAGGCGCGGTTAAACCCAAAGACTCACATGCTGCTGGAGCTGCCGGCCAGCAAGACAGGAATCATTCACCCGGACGAGCTGCGTGACGCCAAGGCCCAGATGACGCCTGAGGCGTTCGAGGTCGAGTACGAGTGCTCGTTCGATGCCGCGGTGCCCGGGGCGTACTACGCCAGGCAGATTGGCGACGCGTATGAGGCCGGCCGCATCGGCCTGTTCCCGGTCGATCGCGAGTTGCCGGTGCACTTGGTGGCGGACCTGGGCTACACCGACTCCTGCAGCTGGTGGGGCTGGCAGGAGACGGGTGACGGGTATCGGGTGGTCGAGTTCATGGAGGACGACAACCAGGCGATCGGGCACTACATCGACTGGGTGAAGTCCCGGCCTTACAAGGTGGGCCAGGTGTGGCTGCCGCACGATGCCCGGGCCAAAAGCCTGCAGACCGGCAAGTCGATCATCGAGCAGTTCCTGGCCGCCGGCATCACGCCGCGGCTGGTGACCGAGATGAGCCTGCAGGACGGGATTGAGGCGGCCAGGCTGATCCTGCCGCACTGCTGGTTTGACGAGACACCCACCTATGACGGGGTGGACCACCTGCGCGCCTACATGCGCGAGTGGGATGAGAAGACGCAAACCTACCGAAATCGGCCGAAACACGACCAGCACTCGCACGCGGCGGACGCGTTCAGGTACTTGGCCCTGGCCGCGCGTCCGGTGGTGGGAAAAAAGCAAGCGGGTTCTAAAATCGCACCAAAGCAGGCCGGGGGGGCGAACTATGCCTTCTCACTTGAAGACATTTGGGACACCGCGCCCACCCAGTCGCAAAGGATCGGATGATGGACTCAGGACGAATCACCAGCGCGAGCGATTTTCAGAACACACCCGCCGGGCTCGCTCAGCGCTGGAGCACTGAGATCGACGCCTCCAAGCAGGAGCTGCAGAAGTTCCACGACGATGCCAAGCGCATCGTGCATCGCTACCTGGACAAGCGCGACGACTTTGGCAAGGACCAGTCCCGCGTGAACCTGTTCTGGTCCACGATGAAGGTGCTGCTGTCGATGCTGTATGCGCGGCCCCCGAAGGCGGACGTGTCGCGTTCATTCCAGGACTACGAGGACGACCAGGCCCGCGTGGCCGGCACGATGCTGCAGCGAATCCTCAACCGCGGGTTCGATGACGACACCTCAGCCTGGGACGCGGCCGTGCGCAACGGCATCGAGGACTGGCTGGTCGTCGGCATGGGTCAGATCTGGCTGCGCTACGAGGTCAAGACTGAGTCGTACGAAGTGCCGGCCGTGTTCGATGAGTTCGGCCAGGAGCTCTCGCCGGCCACCGAGGCCGAGCGCATTGTCGATGAGGACGCGCCGGTCGATTACGTGTTCTGGGATGACTTCTTCTGGTCGCCCGCGCGTATCTGGCCCGAGGTGCGCTGGGTCGCGCGCCGCGTGTACATGACCAAGGACCAGCTGGTCGAGCGGTTCGGTGAAGAGATCGCCCGCATCGTGCCCCTGCAGGGCAACAAAACGTCGGACAAGAACACCAACACCGAGACACCCAAGCACGACCCCTGGAACAAGGCCGAGGTGTACGAGATTTGGAATAAGGACGACAAGCGCGTCTACTGGCTCGCCAAGGGCTGCGAGATCATTCTTGACTACAAGGACGACCCGCTCGGACTTGAGAAGTTCTTCC